GCGAAAAGACACATCCGGACAATGATTGGCAAAATGTTGACATCATGGAGCATTTTCGACATGCACTTGACCACCTGGCAAGTTGGGAACTTGAAGAAAACGACGAAGATCATCTGGCACATGCCATAACAAGGCTGATAATGATAAGGTATCTGGAGGCCAACCATGAGCAAGTTGAGAGGCAGACCAATAAACGAAAAGACAATGTTTAAAAACGGCAAATGCAGATTCTTCCGTCCCGGTAAGGACGGATTTTGCGTTCATTACGCAGGGGGCAAAAAGGCGCTGGAGAGTTGTTACAGCAAATGCCTGAAACGTTATGCATGTGACTAAGGAGGCGGTTGTATGATTGTCAAGACCAAGCAAGGCTATCAAGTAAAAAGTGAATCTGGCAAGAACCTGTCCAAGCCGAATCTGACAAAAGCAGAAGCCCGGAAACGCCTGTTACAGATAGAATATTTCAAGCGCAAGGCAAAGCGGTGATTGTATGACAGTTAAAGAACGATTAAAACAACTGTATCAACAACTTGCCGAGGGCGACGCGCTGGCGTTAAGGGAAAGGGCGAAAACATCGTACGCCGCTTATGTCGAGTATGTGCATAAATACGACCGTAAATTCAAAATGGCGCGGTTTCAGAAATATATCTGCGACTGCGTCGACAAACTGATAAACAACGAGCTTTTAAATAAGGACGAGAAGCCTTACAGCGGCATAACAATCTCGATACCCCCGCAGCACGGCAAGTCCCGGTGCATTACCGAGACGTTGCCGAGCTATTACCTGGGCAGGAACCCTTACGACCACGTTATCGCGATTGCGTACGGCGAGGATTTGGCGGTGAAATTCGGACGCAGGAACAAACAAAAAATCGTTGAGTTTGGCAAAGACTTGTTCGGCATAGAATTGTCCAGTACCTCATCGTCCGCGTTGGAATTTGAGATTGAAAACACTAATGGCGGTATGATTTCAAGGGGTATCGGCGGTGCGATCACAGGTAACCCCGCAGATTTGATTATTCTTGACGACCCGTACAAGAACCGTCAGGAGGCAGACAGCCCCATTTATCAGAAATTCGTCATTGACGAGTGGCTGAACACCATACAAACCCGTGCATCAGCGAAATGCAAATATATCGTCGTGCATACCCGATGGAATGAGGATGATTTGATAGGCTACTTGCTTCAAACCGAGCCTGACAAGTGGTTTGAGATACGCTTTCCTGCCATAGCAGAGGATGACGAACCCGAAATCGGCAGGAAAGCAGGAGAAGCACTCTTGCCCGAAGCTGGCAAAGACATACACTGGCTGCTGAACAAGAAGAAGTCATACGAAAACGACCCGTTGGAGGGCGGTTTAAGGGCTTGGAACGCGCTTTATCAGCAAAGACCGACCTCCAAAGAAGGCAACATGGTGAAAAGGGAATGGTGGAAACGCTTCACATTGACCTTGGAGATGCAAAAACCCGGCTTTTGGCCTGTGAAAGTGCAGTCGTGGGACTGTTCATTCAAAGATACGGACGGCACAGACCCGGTTGCCGGTCATGTTTGGGCAAAATTAGGCGCAAATTATTACCTCATAGACCGCAAAAACGAAAGAATGGACATTGTAAAGACGATGAACAACATAAATGCGTGGAATATCAAGCATCCGGACGCAATCGGCAAGCTTATCGAGGACAAAGCAAACGGCCCGGCGGTAATCCGGCTGTTGCGCGACAAGGTAAGCGGCCTGATTGCGATAAAAGCGACCAAAAGCAAGGCCGAAAGGCTTAACGCCGTGCTTCCATTGTGGGAAGCCGGGAACGTGTATATACCTGACAAAATCGAAGTCGCTCCGGGCATTTACGAAACCTGCACATGGGCGGCGGAGGTAATTGAGCAATATGCAGCTTTCCGACCCGAAAAGAAAGTACAAAAAGACGATGATGTTGACGCAGGCAGTCAGGCCTTGAACTGGCTTTACTTCCAGCCTGCCATACGACCACAGGAGAACGACATCGACGAAGCCTACTACAACGACGGCAAAGAAGAAGAAAGCTACTTCGGGGGAGAAGTAACGAGTGAATATTTGAATTATGGAGGGAACGATCTATGGTAATAGCCATAATCTCTACAGCACTAGGCATAGTGCTTTTTTTATGCTTGTATTTAGGCTTCAGAACTGGTCTGAGGCTCGGTATGAATGCGGCGAAAGGGATTACGCCACCGCCGCTTAAAAACCCCGTCATAGCCGTGCAGGATGCGGTAAACGAGGCAAAACAACACGGCAAGCAGATTAAGGCGGACGACCTTTTTGCAGAAGGGCTGAAAAACATACTCGGCTTCACGGGCGACATAGAGGAAGAAGAAAAGGGGTGATGAACCTTGGACAGAACAAAAGATTGGCGGCAATATCAAATAGGAATTGGACATAAAAACAGTCTTGAGCTATACAAGACAGTTGACAAGAACGAGCGATTTTACACCAAGCGGCACTGGGAGGGTGTCAGGACTAACGGACTTCCTGCGGCGGTACTGCCGTACGCTAAAAGGATAGTTGACTTTAAGGTTGCGATGGTTATGTCCGACAGGGTGTCAATGACCTTCACCCCGCAAGGTGTGTCTGATGATGCCAACGACGAATTGTCGCTTCTTCAAAGGAAAATCGCGTCACAATTGACCGATTACGCCCGGACTGTGGCTGAAAACACAAAGTTTGACGAGATGAATGCAAAAGGCCTATTGGATGCCGCAATATCCGGCGATATGGTGAGCTTTTGGTTTTGGGATGAAACCATAGATGCCGGTAACGGGATCATGGGTGACATAAACGGGCATCTTGTCGATAATGTCAACGTGTTTTTGGGCGATGTGAACACCCCCGAAATCAACAACGTGTATGGACCGGTCCAGCCCTATATCATTATAGCCTTCCGCAAGAACGTCAAGGAAGTGCGGGACGAATTCCGCAGGGAAGCCGAAAAGAGGGGCATGTCCGAAGATGAAATAGAGGCTGAGATAGAGAACATCATCCCTGACAACGAGACGGGAAACCAGGCGGGAGACAGGGCGAAAATAGAACTGAACGAGGATGAAGAAAGCGGCAAGTGCATTGTTTTGTTGAAAATGTGGCGTGAACTGGTTGATGAATTCGAGGAAGTACAGCAGGAGACAATTGACCCCATAACAGGCGAAATAGTCGCAGAATCAGTCAAGGTTTCCAAAGGCAAACGCTGGCACATCATGGCAAGGAAGTCCACACAATATGTCGTAATCCGCGACACATGGGACACGGGACTACACCGTTACCCCGTGGCGTGGATGAACTGGGATATCCGCAAGGGTTCTTGTCATGGCGAAGCGGAAATGACCTCACTCATTCATAACCAGGTTATCATAGATAAGCTTGCTTCCATGATTGCCCTATGGATATACCGGCACGGGTTTACGCGGATGATTTACGATAAATCACGGATAACGTCGATAAGCAACGACATTACGCAGGCTATAGCCGTAAACGATGCCGCTTCCGCCGGAGGCGTGGGCGCAGTTGCACAGTACATGCAGCCAGCGCAATTGTCGGCGGCGGTACAGAGCTTCTTTACGATGTTTATTACGCTGACAAAGGAAGCTGCGGGCGCGAATGAATCCATACTCGGAGAAGCTGCGCCGACGAATACATCAGCTATCATCGTCAACAGCAAAAACGCAGCAGTGCCGCTCAACAATATCAAGCAGAGATTTTACCGTTACATCGAGGACGTCGGTTTAATATGGCTCGATTTTTGGATGTCTAAGTATACGCAGTACACGGACAGACAGATAGAGATTACTAAAGACGGCGTGAAACAGGTTGTCACGCTCGATACGGAGACGCTTAAAAACATGCGCCTGAAACTGCGCATAGACGTAAGCCCGTCCAGCCCGTTTGACGAAGCCGCACAGCAGCAGACGCTTGATAATCTGCTGGCACAGGACAGGATAACCTTTGTCGAGTGGCTTGAACGGGTTAAGAAGGGCATCATCCCCGACAAGGAAGGCTTGATTGAGGCAAGGACAGGCGAAGAAGCGCGGAGAAGGGCGGAAAACGAGCAATTCATGTGGGAGATAATGGCGAAGGAAATGCGGGAGATTGAACCGACGCTCCCCGACGAAGCGCGAAATCAACTGCAAATGTTGCAGCGCAATGACCNCATGGCATATGAGGAACAGGCAAAGGCGCTTATACGTGAGCATATCAGGCAACCCAGACCATACGCCATGAACGTGGAAGGAGGTGGTGCGGTGTGAAATGCGATACTTGCGGCGGCAAGATGATGATTGCCGGCAGTAGATTTGTCAGCGAAGAAGGCTCAACCGATGTGTTTCAGGAACTAAAAATGGTTTGTATAAACCCAAAGTGCGATGATTTTGGTGGTTTTGACTTGAACAAAGCAGTAAAATTCAAAACTATAAGAAGAAAGGTTAATTAAAGTGTAGTTTTTGGCGCAGGTCTTTTCTACACGCAGAAACAATAAAAAAATGTCCTGCTTTTGATTAATTAATTCGATTTATAGCACTCGCAAGAGTGCTTTTTTCATGCCCTTTTACTTGTTTTCAGGCTAGTGAAAACACGGAAAATTTAACAGCCCACCACGGCTTAAAACTGAGGGAGGTTTTATCATGCCAGAAGATTTGATTCTCAACGATGATGCAATTCTGCCGGAAGATGATGCCGCGACGGCAGGCGGCGAAGGACAGCAGAATTCTTCCGAACCGGCGGCAGATACGGGTAACGCCACCCAGGAAGGACAGACGGCAACTCAGGAGACACCACAGGAAACGGCACAGGAAAAACAGGAAAGACTTTTCAAACAGTCTGAACTTGACGCAATCATCAAGGACAGGCTTGCGAGGGAAAGGCAAAGATATGAAGCCGAACTGAAAAAACACCCGGTACTTTCCTATCTCGAGGAAAAGGCGCGGAAGTTGGGGATATCCGTGGAACAACTCATTGAGAATGACCGCAAATGGGAAGAACAGCAGAAACTCAATGAACTTATCCAGCAGAACATTCCGCCAGAATTCGCGCAGAAGCTACTTGAACATGACAAAATCGTGCAGGAATACCAGACGGAGAAACAGATAAGGGAGCAGAAGGAAAAGGAACAGAAAATGTACCTTGAATTCCTTGAAGCTTACCCTGATGTGAAGCCCGAAGATGTTCCGGTTGAAGTCTGGCAGGAAGTAGCTAAAGGGCGTAGCCTGCTTGATGCATATGTGCGCTATGAAAACCAAAAGTTGAAAGCGGAACTTGCGAAGTTCCAGCAACAGCAGCAAAACCAGCAGGCTAACCAAACCAACGCCGCAAGCTCGACGGGAAGCGCAAGGGATATCGGTTCGGCAGGCAAACCAAAAGACCCNTTTGAAGAAGGTTTTGATGATGAAATTTGATAAGAAAGGATGATGAAATATGGCAGTTAATCTTGCATCAAAGTACAGTAAAAAGGTAGACGAGCGTTTTTCGCTCTTGTCCGTGACTGAAAACATTGGACTTAATAAAGACTACGACTGGAATGGCGTTAAGACCGTCACGGTTTACAACATTGATACCGTGNNAATGGGCGACTATACCAGGNCAGGAACCAGCAGATACGGAACGCCGACGGAGCTTGGCGACACCAAGACGGANTATACCCTGTCAAAAGACCGGGCTTTCACTTTCACCATTGANCGCGGCAACTACACCGAACAGTTGATGGTCAAGGAAGCAGGGAAAGCTCTGGCAAGGCAGATTAANGAGGTTGTCGTCCCCGAAATCGACGCGTACCGCNTTTCAGCNTGGGCTGCGGCAGCCATCGCTAANGGGAAANNCGCCACGGCCGCAGTTGACGCTACCAATGCGTATGTGAAGTTCTTGGCCGCACAGGAGGCTCTTGACGAGGCAAAAGTGCCGCAGACCGGGCGCGTCTGCTTCGTAACCCCGGCTTACTACAACCTCCTGAAGCAGGACGATACCTTCATCAAGGCTGGCGACCTGTCGCAGAAAATGCTCATTAACGGGCAGGTTGGCGAAGTTGACGGAGTCAAAATTATCAAGATACCGTCCTCGTACTTCCCGAGCAATACGGCGTTCCTGCTTATCTGGCCAAGGTGCAGCGTATCGCCTAAGAAACTGGAGGACTACAAGACCCACAACAATCCTCCCGGAATAAATGGNTNNCTCATCGAGGGCAGAATCATTTATGACTGCTTCGTGCTNNANGCCAAGAAGNACGCTATTTTCGTACACAAAACCGCATAACAGGGGGGCTATTGTGCCCCCCTGAATCCTCTTAATAAGGAGAGATAGTATGAAATTCAAAAAAGGCGATTTAATTATCGAATCCAAAGATGAAAACACCTTCAACCTGTACGAGAGGTACGGATTTGTCCCTGTAATGGATGAAAAGCCCGACGAACTAAAGCAGGAAGCCGCAAAGGAACCTGAGAAGGAACCCGACGACACAGCCGAACTCTTGGCAAAAGCCAAAGAGCTTGGCATACGGAATGCCCATAGCATGAAGCGTGAAACACTCTTAAAGAAAATTGAAGAAGCGGAAGGGGCAGGGGAATAATCTCCTGCCCTCTATTTTGCCCGAAAGAGGGTGATTTTATGGCATACACAGGACGGGAAATATTTGAACGTGCTATGGCCGTGATGGACGAAATTTCGGAAACAGGCGCACTCAACCCGGATGATGTTGCGGAATACAAAGCCAAAGCGCCGCTATTGCTCGACATATGGAGCCGCAGGATGGCAAAGATCGCAGGAAAGAAAAAATCTTTTGAAATATCCTGCGTTCGGAAAAAAAACCTTTTAGGCGATATAGCAGTTTTTGGCAAAATAATTGAAAACAATGGCGAGACACAGGAATATTCGGCGAACGG